AGCGACCTTTGGTTCAATTTGATTGAATCCAATAACATAATCACACTGAGACCTTGTGGGAATAAATTTAGGGTTTACAGCATGCTGTTGCTTTAACTTTAAAATATAGTTATTTGAACCCTGATAATCTTCTAAAACTAAAAGGGTCTTCTGTTCAATACTTTTAATATCGACTGAATCTTCCACTAACTCAATTATAATTTAAAATTAGATATTTATCAATATGGCACAAAGGAATGTACCAATTACAAGGTTAAATAAATTTTTTGGAGCGGAGGATTTCCACTTGGATGTTGGGATGGGAAGGGAATGGCTTGAAGGTGATATGAACTTTACACTTGTACTCTACAGGGTAGATAAAACAAAAACCGATAACGACGACATTTACGGAGAAGCTGGAAAAGATTCAATAAAGTTCCACCCACCTATAGAATTTAAAGCATTTGTTCAAGTATCGGCGCCTGAAAATAAATTTCTTGGTAATTCCAAACTTGACCAAATGGAGCCAGGTAATATTAGAATATCAGTTTATCAATCACATCTTGATGAACTTGGTATTGATATTGAATTTGGTGATTATGTTGGTTACTATGAAAATGAAAGAAGAGTTAGGTATTATTCTGTGGCCAATGATGGTCGTGTTGTTTCAGATAATAAACATACGTATGGTGGGTACAAAGCATTCTATAGAACAATTATTGCGGTACCAGTTAATGAAAATGAATTTAGAGGATTATAATGGCATTACCAAAAAAAATAAAAAAGAATATTAGTCTTGAGCCACAACTTTATGGTCCGGCGAGAAGACAAGAATTACTTGATAAAATCCAAGAACACGGAACTTATTTACCAAAATCAATTTTACACGAAGATTTGGATAGGGGGTTTTTAGACTTTGTTAAAGAGGAACTTGGGATTGTTTCAGAAGGTAAGAAGGTTCCTGTTTTAGATATACTGATAACCACTCAGAACTGGGCTCAATTTACAAAAACATGGAATTTTAACGATTTGGATAAAAATATAGTTCCTCCTTTTGTTACAACTGTAAGAACTCCAGAGGTTAAGTACGGGTCAACCCCATCTTTACAATACACAATTCCAAATAGGAAACAATTTTTCTACGCAATGGTCCCCACTTGGGGAAGCGACGGAAGAAAAGGAATGGACGTTTATACTATTCCCCAACCTGTTCCCGTAGATATCAAATATTCTGTTAAGATAATTTGTAACAGAATGAGAGAATTAAATTCCTTTAACAAGAAAGTAATAGAAAAATTTTCATCTAGACAGGCATATACCCAAATCAAAGGTCATTATATTCCAATAATAATGGATGATGTTTCAGATGAATCTGTTATGGAGCTTGAAAAAAGAAAATTCTATATGCAAAGTTATAGTTTTACGTTGATGGGGTTTTTAATCGATGAAAATGAATTTCAGGTTAAGCCGGCAGTAAGTAGGACTTTGGCGTTATTTGAGGTCAACACCGGAAACAAAAGAGTTAGTAAGAAAAAACAGATACCTGAAAACACTAAAAACATATCTTTAAAATTATCTTACGAACCGGGTCAAACAACTGTAACAAAAGTTTTTGAGTATTCTGCTGATTTAACAATTGATGGTAATCAAAATATATCTTCATATAGCGTATATGTTAATGGTTTGTTTTTTGGACAAAATATTTTTGCCAGTGAATCAGGTAAATTACAAGTCAATACAAATGATTCGGTTGAAATTCAGATTACTCAAACTAACCCTTCTGACGAATCGTATTTCGTCTTCAATGCTATATTAGTTTAATTTTCACCGTACAGGTCTTTTTTGTCAGAGCATGTATCAATTATCAAATTTTCTAAAAACTTGTGAATTTTTAAACCTTTCTTCATACAATATTTTTTTAGTAATGTATGACTCTCTTCCGATATTTTAAGGTTTTTAATTTTCAAAGCAGAAAAAAGTAAGAATTTATTCTTCCTTCTGAAAAATAAATACGTGCAAAAGAAAAATTTTGGTTTTATCCACAATATTTATTGAGAAAATAAATCGTTTAAAAATTTTAAATTAATGGCAACATCTAACAAAGTTTTCGTTTCTCCAGGTGTATACACAACCGAAACCGAACTTTCATTCGTTGCACAAAGTGTCGGTGTTACCACTTTAGGTATTGCAGGTGAAACTCTCAAAGGCCCCGCTTTTGAGCCGATATTTGTGACTAACTTTGATGAGTTCCAGGCGTATTTCGGTACGACCTCACCTGAAAAATTCATCAACACTCAAATTCCAAAGTACGAAGCAGCATACATTGCTAAGTCTTATTTACAACAATCTAACCAATTGTTTGTAACTAGAATTTTGGGTTTAACTGGTTATGACGCAGGTCCTTCTTGGTCAATAACCACAATTGCAAACCCTGACACCGCAACAATTGCATTAAGCTCGGGTACTGGGTCTCCAACAAACTTCACCCTACCTTTCACAACTGGAGCAACAAATACTACTTATGGTTCAAGTGCCTCTTGGGAGTCTTCTCCTATGAAAGCTTTGAGTGCGACCACATACACTAAGTTTGACGGTAGTACATCAACATTCACTGGTGATTTTAATACATTTATTGTTACAATGGCTAATGCTGTAAATGGTGGTGGTAGTTCCGCAGATTATGTAGACTATTGGGGGGTTGTACCTACTACAGTTTATGATTCACTTTTATCAAAAACCGCTGTGACTAATTCTTTTGGTCTTGATAGTACTGCGATTTCAGGATGGACGGCGTCTGATTCAAATAATGACCCATGGTATTATTCTAATTTCGCCTTAACATCTGCCGGTGGAGATAGCTATACAGGGTTTTCATTTTTTGCAACCGTTTCAACCTACACAAGCCCAAGTGGTACTCTTTCGGGTACTTATTATACCTTTACTGCAACAACATATGATGAGTATAACAATTTGGTAATTGCAACACTCCGTTCAAGAGGTATTAGTAACTTCTCATCAACACAACACGGTACTAATTTCCAAGTTACAGGTACAAGTGATGTAACCTTAGACATGTCAACAGGTAGTTACTCAGACGCACTTAAAAATCCATATTCAACATTTGGTGTTGATGTTACAGACTATTTAGGTGGTAATACAAGTTTTTCAGTCGCACTTGATGACGCAAATACTAACTTTATTAGTAAGGTTCTTGGAGTATCAAACTTTGACAAAAATAGAACGGATGTTCCTGTGTTTGTTGAAGAAAGATTCCCAGCATTATTATACTACGGATATAATAAAGGATATATTAGAGGTTTAAATACTACACTTATTGCTCGTGATAAGGCGGAATCTAATGACGCTGACTCGTTGGGTAACTACTTGGAAAAGTATCAAACCGCATACTCTCCTTGGATTGTTTCTGAATTACGTGGTAATACAGTATATGAACTATTCCGTTATATTACAATTTCAGATGGTAATTCATCTAACAAAGATGTTAAAGTATCTATTGCGAATATGTCGTTTGATAATGGTACTTTTGATGTTTTAGTTAGAGATTATTTTGATACGGATGCGAATCCTGTTGTTATAGAAAAATACACTAGTTGTTCTATGGACCCAAGTCTAAACAATTATGTGGCCAAAAAGATTGGTACAGCAGATGGTGAATACGCAATACTTTCTAAATATATAATGTTAGAGGTTAATTCAGACGCTCCGTCAGATTCTCTTCCTTGTGGATTTGAGGGTTACTTAGTTCGTACATACGATTCATCGCAGTTAAAGGCTGAGGTATTCCCAATATATAAAACAAAGTACGATTTCCCTGGTGAAGTTATTTGGAATCCTCCTTTTGGTAATTCTTTAGGAAACGATAACTCAACAATAAGTAATGGTGAAAATGTTAGAAGAGCATACCTAGGTTTTGCAACCTCTTTGGGATGGGATTCTGATTTCTTCGAATACAAAGGTAAGCAAAATCCAACAACAGGACTTTCTTGTACTGAAGAAGTATTTGATAACTGGACTTATCTTACAAAAGGTTTCCACATGGATAGCGGAGCAACTGTTGTAAGTATTTCATCAATTTACTCAACTTCAGGTACACCAGCTTTTGAAGTAGGTGACGCGGCATTCCAAAGTGACCCACTCGACCCATCTAATCCTTATTACAGAACTTACTCACGTAAATTTACAGTATTAGCTTCAGGTGGTTTTGATGGTTGGGACATTTATAGAGAAAGAAGAACTAACGGTGATGAATTCCAATTAGGTAAATCAGGTTATTTGGCAGGGGCTCAAACAGGTTGTCAACCATACACTAATGCAACTGGTTGGGGATTCTTTAAACCATATACTGTTGAGGATGACACAACAAATTGGGGTAATACTGACTACTACGCTTACAAATTAGGTATCTATACTTTCAGTAATCCGGCAATTATCAACATTAATGTGTTGGCAACTCCGGGTATTGATACTCTTAATAACGAAGCGTTGGTTAAATCGGTAATTGATATGGTCGAAATTGATAGAGCGGACTCTATCTATGTAGTAACAACCCCTGACTTTGATTTGTTACAATCCTCAACTTCTATGGAGAATTTAATTTATCCTCAGGATGCGGTCGATAACTTATCAACCACTGATATAGATTCAAACTACACCACAACTTATTACCCATGGGTATTAACTCGTGACAGTGTTTATAATACACAAATCTATATTCCACCAACCGCAGAAGTTTGTCGTAACTTGGCACTTACTGATAATATCTCATTCCCTTGGTTCGCAACCGCTGGTTACACAAGAGGTATTGTTAACTCAGTAAGAGCTAGACGTAGATTAACTCAATTAGATAGAGATACTCTTTATCAAGGTAGAATTAACCCAATCGCAACATTTAATGACGTTGGTACTGTGATTTGGGGTAATAAAACACTTCAGATTAGAGAAAGCCCACTTGATAGAATTAATGTAAGACGTTTGTTGTTACAAGCTCGTAAGTTGATTTCTGCAGTTGCAATTAGATTGTTGTTCGAACAAAATGACGCAGTAGTTAGACAACAGTTCTTGGATTCTGTAAACCCAATCTTAGATGCAATCAGAAGAGACAGAGGTATCACAGATTTCCGTGTGACAGTTTCTAATAACCCTGAAGAGTTCGATTCTAATCAAATGTCAGGACGTATCTTCTTGAAGCCAACAAAGGCTCTTGAATTTATTGACATCGAGTTTGTAATCACTCCACAAGGAGCAAGTTTCGAAAATATCTAATAAAATAGAAACAAATATTTTAAAAACCCTCGGAAACGGGGGTTTTTTATTTTTAATATATTTATAAAGTATGAAAGTAATTTTGATAGAAGAATTCAAAGAAGAAATGACACCTGATATTCAGTACTATGCCTTCGATTGGGACGATAATATTATGACTATGCCAACTCAAATAATACTTATGGACGATAAAGGAAATGAGGTAGGTATGTCAACAGAGGATTTTGCCGAACACAGACACCAATTAGGAAAAGAAGATTTTGAATATAAAGGGAGTACTATTGTTGGTTACGCTCCGGACCCTTACAGACACTTCTCAACAAAAGGAGATAAAAGGTTTATTGTGGATTCGTTATTGGGTAAACCTGGACCTGAATGGGATACTTTTAAAGATGCTATAAACAATGGGTCTATCTTCTCAATAGTAACTGCAAGAGGACACTCTCCTTTAGTTATTAGACAGGCCATCGAAAACATGATTGAACTTAATTTTAAGGGTATTTCTAAGAAGGAACTTGTTAGAAATCTTAGAAAATTTAGGGATATTGCAGGTGAAGAGGATATGTCAGACGAACAACTTATAGAGGCTTATATGGATATGAATAGGTATTATCCCGTAACATTCGGAGCTGGAAGTGCTAGTAGTCCCGAAAAAGGAAAATTAGAGGCTTTAAAAGAATTCGAGGATTATGTTAAATATATTTCGTCTCATCTACACAAACAAGGATTCTTAAAAAATAAAGTTTCAAATAGATTTGTACCAAAAATATTTTTCTCAGATGACGATAAGAAAAATTTAGAATTTACACATAAAAAACTTGCAAAAAGACCAGAAAATATAATTCAATTTATATCAACACATGGAGGGGAAAGAAAAAAGTATGAAGGGTAATATTTATTAACTGGACTTAAGTGAATTTTGATAAAAAAAAAATTAAAGTAAATAGAAAAAAAATAAAAGAACAATATTTATAAATAAATAAAAAGAAAATTAAAAACAAAAGAATATGGCTGATTTACTGATGAAAATGCCGATACCGTATGAACCCAAAAGGATGAACAGGTTCATACTTAGTTTCCCTAGCGAACTCGGTATCAACGAATGGTATGTAGAATCCACAAGCAGACCCGCAATCACAATTGGTTCTACTCCAATTCCTTTCTTGAACACAGAAAGATATGTTGCAGGTAGATACACTTGGGGTGAAATTTCGGTTACGTTCCGTGACCCTATTGGTCCTTCTGCTGCTCAAGCTCTTATGGAATGGGTTCGTCTTCACGCCGAATCAGTAACAGGACGTATGGGTTACGCTGCGGGTTACAAGAAAGACGTAACACTCCAAATGCTAGACCCAACAGGTGTTGTGGTTGAAAAATGGATTATGATTGGATGTTTCTTAACAAAGGCTGACTTCCAAGGATTAGATTATGGTCAAGATGGACTTGCTAAAATTCAAGCAACACTTCGTCCTGACTACTGTGTACTTGTTTACTAAAAAAAACTTTACATATTCTATTTACAAATCCACACTTGTTGTGGATTTTTTATTTAAAATAAAAAAATTATGAACGAAATTATAGCAGGTCAAGAAAATTTTAGTTTACCACATGACATCGTAATGTTACCTAGTCAGGGTAGATTTTATAAAAATAAGAAAAAAAGTGTTAAAGTTGGTTATCTAACAGCCGCCGATGAAAATTTACTTGGTAATGTTGGAAAAATTGGAGGAGAACAATTAGTTCTTAGACTTGTTAGAAGTAAACTATATGAACCTGAATTGAATCCTCATGATATGTTAGAAGGGGATATTGAAGCAATTCTTTTATTTTTAAGAAACACTTCATTTGGACCTGAATATAATTTTAATCTTACCGACCCCGATACGGGAAAAAAGTTTGAAAAATCAATTATGATTGAAGAACTTTCATTTAGAAAACCTGAAGTGGAGCCAAATGAGGAGGGTTTTTATATGACTACATTACCAAAATCGGGAGCTTCAATAAAACTAAAACCAC